ACATTCATGCCTAGATCCATAAGATCGTCGTAGGCCTGCTCTGATTTCACTGCTAGATTGTCCAGTTCCGAATCGTCTAGCACATCTAGTTCTTTGATAGCAGGAAGATCTCTAGTGATGTCAGACACTGCCCGATAGCTGTCATCTAGGCTGCGCACTTCTGTGTGATCCCTTGCCACTGTTTTTTTCTCGGTAGGTTGTTTTTTCTTGCCGTCTTCGAGATTTAACAGGTCTTCTAGTTTTTTGGTCATATATTACTTATCGTCTTTTTTTGCCATTATGGAAAATATCATCTTCGTTGATTATACGGAATTTCACGCCCTGCTGTCGGCACCATGCTCCTGCAGCTTCCCATTTTGCCATGTTTTTTACATACTGTTCTTGATTGTACAGACTCTTGCCCACTCGCTCTCTCAGGGTCTGGCTGGCGGGTTTCACTTCGACCACTTCTGCGTGTTTTTTTCCTTCCTTGTCTTTGTAGACTATGAAAAAATCCGGCACATATATGGTATACTTTCCGGTTAGAGGATCTCTATAGGGTATCTGTATGCTCTCCGACGCCCAGTTTTCTACTCCCGGATGTTCATCCAGCATACGCATAAAAACGAATTCCCATGAACTGCGGGACAGCGGAGTCTTCTTGCCTACATACTTCGCAGGATTTTTCATCTCGAATCTGCCCTGCGTGAACTTGGCCATTATGCAGCTACGTTTCTAGTTTGATTGATCTTGCCAACTTCTTGGGCACGATATCCCACCGACGAGCTCGACGAACGATTGTTGTTCAGAATCTCTGCGACAAATGCGTTGATGTTGACATTTTGGTCAGCTTCTAGCTGTTTAAGTATCTGGAAGATAGGTATAGAATCCAATTTGGCCTGTTTCAAGAGGCTGCCTGCTACCACTATGGCAGCGTCTCTGTCGAAATCTCTAGTCTCGAAAAAATTCACAGCAGCTTCTACATCGTTGGCCGGAAACTCCAGCGGCGCTCGGCCGTAGGTATCAAAAAACAGTTTCTGTTTGGCTGCGCTGTCTAGAATAACGGTTGGTGGAAGATTTGTTGACATGGTTAATTAGGATCGTAGGGCACTATGACCGGTTTCTGTTGTGCGGAAGTGGGATTGTTTGCGCCGTTATTTCTAGGGATAACCGTGCCTACCACACCACCTACTGTGTTGACTATACCTCTTAAGTTCGCAGGATTAGATATCACATTGCGTAATTCCCTGCCTATGTTTACCCTACCGGCATTTCTGTATACATTGGCAGCTTGAATGGCCGTGCCTACGAACCCACCCAGGCTGCCGAAAGCTGTTCCGTCTGAGACATTGCCAAATATCTGTTCTAGGCCATCTAGGATTCCACCTTCGCCGAACACATTGCGCACGCCTCCACCGGCCACAGTCAACGGACTGGGCACGGTATCGTAATGCAGAGTCGCGAATCCTTTGGGACTATCGTAGGTGACGTTACCTGAACTATACTGTACTGCTTCGTATTCTAGAGTCATGCTGCTTTCTAGAGTCTCGCTGGCTGCATAATCTGTGGTTCCGTGGCTCCAGGATTTTATCCTTGGATTTACCAGTGTATAACCTAGATATCTCCTGCGGCTCATGGTATAGATGCTGACGCTTTTAAACATGTCCACGGTTTTGTTATTGTCTAGACCATAGCGGAAATTATCTATGGGTGTGTCCGAAGGTCTGTATTTGTTATCGTTAAATGCCTGTGTAGGTAATTGGCGGTCTCGTACATAGGTACCGTAATAGATAGCCCAGAGTGCGTTAATGACTCCTGCCGAATCGTCGTGGAACGTCATGTTGATAGGTTCGTAATTGATCATCTTATAGATCAATTTTTTCCTATTGTACTGATTTTTAACCACCGAGTCGAAATTAAATTTAGGTAGGTCTGTGGTCTTAACTAGATAGCCAACTTCTGTGCCGTGCTGCCTGTTGGTAAACAATGAAGCATTATGTGCGGTAGGATCGATCTCGAACCGCACATAATACATGAACTTAGTTCGAGGTGCTAGCCTATATTTGTCGTCTAAGAATAATCTCGTGGCATGCTGGAAATTGCCCATGTTGCCTTTGGGATTGGTCAAACCTTTGCCAACCTGGCGGAGGAATCTAGTGAAATAATTAGCCATACAAATATTTAGCCATAAAAAAACCCGGTATCTCTACCGGGTTTAATTCGAATAAAATAATTATTGGTTGAACGCACCTTGCCCAGTTGTGGTTTCGCCGATGGTTCTTCCTACTACAGTACCGATACCGATAGTGCCTGCGGAATGTATCGCATTATCGTAGACGATAGTTAGAGCGACGGTAGCATGTTCGTTGGTGCCATATCCTAGCTCACCATAATCTGTGTTCTGCAAGAAACAACCGTACAGTTCGAATGTTTCTAACACTTCAGGATTGCTGGCACCATTACCACCATCTAGGATTTCGATCCTAGTGGTAAACTTGTAGTCGATACCAGAACGAGCAGATGCCTGTTCCATGAAATCGAACTGTTTCTGCACCTGTTGACCGACTAACCTAGTCACGTTACCGCTGGCATCATCGCGCAGTGTTAATGTGATGTTTTCCCACGAATAACGACCAGCCAGTTTGACCTTTGAATTGTAGACGTCTAGTGTCATTTCTTCAAAAGCCACTTTAGGTCTAGTCACATCCTGTACCTGTTTGGTAAGCTCTGTGCTGGCTTCGACGCCAAACCCTAGCAGTATCACCCTAAAGCGATACTTGAGTTTAGGCATCAGCAGAGCTTGGTTAGCTACGTCTGCGCCTGGCTTGATCGAATAATTGTTTAAAGATGTGATAGCCATTAAATTTCTCCTGTGTTCTTGACACGTAGCGGAATGTAAATGAACTCAATGGCCTTGACAGGTTCTATGGCGATGTCCACATACAGTTCATTTCTATCTATCCTACTAGGTGTGTTGTTGGTTTCGTCGCAGACAACAGCAAAGTCGAAGATAGCTCTTAGGCCAACTAGTTCTAACAGCAGACTTTCTACCGCGCCTTTGATTTCGTCTCTAGTGATCTTATCATTGGGTTCAAAGATGTAAGGTCTAGCCAGTTTGGCCAATTGGCTTCTTAGGTACACTATCAAACGTGCGACGTTGATCCTGTCTAGAGCCGAAGCATTTCTAGCCCGTGTTTTCTGTCCGAAAGCCACCAGTCCCGAACCTACGAAGAACGGAATTGGGTTGACTTTGAGATCATACAACACATCTCTGGTACCCTCGTTGACTGCCACGGTCTGGAATTCGCCTGTCAGCGCATCGATATATCCAACCGCTGTGGCGTTGGTAATACCACCGCGTCTTGTACCTGCTGGAGCGAACCATGGATAAGAAACTTGATCGCTTAGAGCGATAGTTCTCAGCATCATGTGACTGGCCGGAACCACTGCATTGTTTCCTGCTAGATCTGTAGTGAATCCGTTTGGATAGTAGACTGCGGCATATTCGTCAAAGCTAACTATGCCATCGTCGCCGTTGTCTAGCACTAGATTAGCGTTGGTACCCCAGTTGACCAATGTAGTAGCATCGGATTTCAATCTCAGTGGAGTATCGCCTATAACAAATGCTGTCAGTCCACGATCAATGTTGAGATTGATCAGGTTGCTCAAGCACTCTGGATATCCAGGCGCTGCGATGATGTTAAAGTTTCTGCGCTCTTCGTCTCGTATCTGCTCGCTGGTGTCTATCACTGATTTCATAGCAGAAACCACTACCTTGCGCTGTGCCTTGCGTCCGAAACTGCCGGAACCGTCTTCGTTGTTAGCTGATGCTGTGGTCCAACGATCAACAGCATAGTTGGTCATGAATTGTCCGTTCACAACTGGATTACCGGCAAGACTATTCACGGCGTCAAATCTAAGATTCCTGTCTGTGGTCGTTACATAGTTTCTCTGGTAGCGCTTGACGTTTCCGCCGCTGCGTCTCAGATTCCATAACAGCATACCTCTGGGATATAGATCTGGATCTGGTGCATCTGAATCT